GGTTACAAGACCACCAACTTTAGGTGTAACACTGTCACATTTTTGCAGCAATCTGGTCGCACCGGCGGCCAAATGAGACATGTTCATGAAGGAGACTCTCTACACACCAGAGAGTCGTATGATTTGCTTCTCTAATCGGGCAGAAGAGATTACCGGTTTCGTAACGGTCAACTCGCAACAAGGATACCGTGCTCCGGCGGTTGGACTTTACATCGGGCCCAGCTGCGCGACAACCATCCACACCTTGCCCCAGCAACTCTACGTCGGCGCGACCAGGCACACCGCCAGGTTATGGGTGTTCATGGCTGCACCAGCAGCACGACAGGCGATCGACATTCGTCCAGTACACGTCTGTCCGTGCGAACCTAAAACGCCCTGTCTACGCAAGGCGGCTTGTACAGACAGGTGCGGCTGTACAGGCTACACGACCGCAGGCCGACGACGCGACATGTCACTTCCGTGGCGCATCGGGTCGCGCAGCAACCATGGCCTGTATGGCCAGGTCGCGGTAAAAGACGTCGACTTCACTACCGGGCCTTTCCCGTCGCGGCCCGATTTCAGGGGAGGAGAGCAAGGTAAGATATACAGCGTACCGGAAGAAGCCCAGGTCAACATGCAGGTGCACGGGTCCTTGCATCTAGCTGGCGAAGGCTTTATCCCAGGGACGCCCACTTGCGATGAACTTTTGTCTGACCCTGCCCCCGTTGACGTCCTGATACCGCCCCTGAAATCCGTCTGCATGACCGCTGTCGACGAAGTCCTCCAGAAGCTCGCTCCAACCAGCTCGGACCTGTACGAATTCCGGCGTGAAACTGGGTATGCCAACCTCGGCAACCTCGGCTCAAAGAGCATGAAGATCAAGATGCGGCACCGCCCCATCCTCGACCCGTTTGCCAGCAAAGAGAAACGGGTCATCAGCGTGGCTCGCTGCAGGTCACGCGCGCAGACAAACAGCCTAGATCATTCGCTGCAAGCAGCGATCGGCCGCTACGCGACTGCTAGCAGCAAATTGCCCTTAGATCAGTTTGAACCTGAGGTCCAGCGGCTCACCACGGGGCTCAACAAGTTTATTAAGATCCACCAGCTCACCCAGGTCACCCCGGAAATGCTCGCCATTGCCGAAGCTGAGGCTTGCCAAAACATAGTCGCGAAGAGGAACCCCGCTAGGCAAGAGGAAGGCCTCTACGGGTCTACCGCCTTCGCTACTAGCACTATCTCGTGCTTTAACAAGCAGCAAGACAAAGCTGGCCTCAAAACTGAGACCTGGCTGCAAGGCAACACCACCAGCACAGGCGGTTACAAGTTCAAGGGGGGACAGCCCATCTCAGCCTCCCCGAAAACTATTAACCACATCTGCATGGCTTACGTGCGTTGCTTGGAGCTTGAGATCGTAAGATGCCGTCGCCCAGGAGTCCATCTCCCGAACGGCACTAGCACAGAGGACTTCAAGCAGCGCATCGACGCCGACATCCGAGCCTTGCCAGAAGGCAGATACCAAACTGTCTGCACAGATATCAGCGAGCAAGACACTACTAAGACTGCCGCGGTTCACGAGCTCGTGAAAAGGTTGTTCCGTATCATCGGAACTCCGGAGCACGTCATTGACATCTTGTTCAGTACCATCCGGGCATGGGCTGCTCGCGGCCTCGATTACACCCTCTGGACCCTGGATGCGTTCCAGAGTGGCACCGCCATGACTTATCTCAACAACACAATAGATAACATGGCCAGGGTCGGCAGCGCG